AGGGAGAGTTTGAGAAAGGTTGGGAAGAGAAGATAGCGAAGCATAAGTGGCTATGGGAAGTTCACACCAATGAAGAAATGGATGCCATGTACAAGGAGACAGAAGCTATTCTCCAGAATTTTGTTGACTCCGTCAATAAGAAATTAACTGAGATGGTACAGTGGAAGATATACAGGAACAAGCAACAGGCATGGAATGCTGTGGCACCCAAGTACGCTGAGAAATGGGTTAAGTCAGTAGAGTATGCAATAGTAGGAGTCGTAGATGTTGTATGTAATGATTTCGACGGTGGTACTACATTGCTGGACTATAAGACCAGTAAGCGCTACGGACCATACCTCCCTGAGGAGTACTATCGACAATTAATCATTTACGCCTTTCTGTACACATTAGAGATGGGAGAGATGCCCAATTTCGTGGGCGTTAACTATCTTCGCTTCGACGATACCTTCTTCGTCAAGATAACGCAAAGTGAGCTTGATGAAGCTCGTGACTTAATTAAGATGGTACACGACTGTATAAAGCAGAAAGAAGAATATGAGGACCGATACGAGCAGGTGCCCCAGAATCTATGTAAGTGGTGTTCGTTTAATAAGCAACATAATGGTGGACCCTGTGATGTAGAGATACCCAAGTGGGAACCCAAATATAAAAAGAGACCCAAGGAGAATTATTCTGATATTCCTTCTTCAACCAAATTAGACTTGGATGTAGAGAGCCAGTCTCAGTTTCCTGACTTTGATTAGGGTAATCTTTATATAGGCGCGTTGTGTAAAAAGAATAATGGAAGATGTTTTAGTCGCAATCGAAGATTATGGACTACCGTTAATACTCCTTCTTGGAGCAATTTATGCCTTATATCGCTTTATGGTTTTTTCACTATATGAAGTGAAGAACGAATTTGGAGCTCGGCATGAAAAAAATGCAGAGGATATGAATGTGGTAAAAATAGCTCTCGCAGAAATTAAGTTATTATTACAGGAGAAGAAATGAGTAATCATAAGAAAAACGCAACATCCCCTGATGGGAATTTCGCTAATTTCATGATGATGCTAGTAGCAGCCCCAGTTGTAATGGCTTGGGTAGGTTTATCTATATTCTTAGTTGCTATGGCTTTTAGAGAGCCATCAATAGTAGAAGATATAGAATCTTATAAGTCAATTCTTCTGATTATAGGTTCACCTGCGCTCGTTATTATATATAAAATATTAGAATTATGGACTGCTCAACAGAACAGTCAGATAGAACAGACAAGGAAAGGAACGTTTAGGAATGGACACGAACACGAACAAGAGGAGGAAAAATAACCATGGTAGATAATATATTGAAAGGAGAGCATTTCCATGGGAATAATCCAGATATGAAGTTGAACTTCGAAAAACCTGATGATGCGGAGATAGCTGAAATGAGCTATAAGAAGCCTATAACATCTTTTAAAGATGTGCAGAAATCAGAGTCAGCCGAAGGAAAGCCAAATTATATGGATGGTTCCGATGTGATGCCAACTCCAAACGCCGATTATATAGCGGACAAAAACAATTATGCTAAAGGTGATGGCCGTAGAACAATGGGCCCACAATCGGGATAAATAATAGGAGACAAAAATGTCGAACAACACAACAAATGAAAACAACGAGACGGGCGGTAATGTAACCGAACTTCTCGAGAGTGTGGAAGAATCAGGACTCTTAGATAGTCTGATGGATGACCCAGTGCTTCTAGCACTAGCTGCTTTAGTATTAGGACTTGGTGCTTATATAGCATACACCGTACCAGCAGTTAAAGCGTTAGTCTTTAAATACTTAAAGAATAATGAAGCAGAACTGATGACTCTATTGGATAAGAATCTAACTGAGACCCAGATGAAAGCATACGAGAAGCTGGATGAAGCAGCTCAAAAGCACGTAAAGGACTCTTTAGTTCGAAATGTATTGCTAACCGCATGGGACGAGCATGACGACAAATTAGCCGCACTGGTTAAGAGTGAAGTCAAGTCAGCCCTTGCCGAAGGCAAAGCACTTTGAACGTAGAGAAATACGAGCAGCGATTACGTCAGAGAGTCGGAGAAGCAGAATATGGTCGTCATAAAGAGCTTGTCCGTCTTCTGGCGCGCAATCTTGCTCTTGAAGATATATTGTGGGAAGAAATTCTTATATGTATTCGGGATGTTAACGCGCGAACAGAGCTCTTGCGACAAAGAAATACAATCGTTAAAGACATACATACTGAGTTCCGAGCGTTGAATATCGAAGTTCCCACAGTAGCAGAGAAAAGCACAGAAATGTTTGAAACGTTTTTGGAGGATTTAACTGATGATGAAGGAAGAGAAGCACCTAAAGGGCCTTTTAACAGGTAAAGGCGGACTAGATTCAAGACACTTAGAGAATATATTCAAACAGTGTAGACAGAAAAAGAGCAAGATGCGTAAATTGGTACGCGCTTTCTGTTCTGCGTATCTTTTGGATGCAAATCAACGTCCTCTTAAATTGAGACCTTTACAGGAGTCAATTATACTCGAAGCCTTAATAGAAAGGAAAGACGGTAGGCAAACTAAGTTGGCTATATTAGCTCCACGAGGTAGTGGGAAATCTTACGCTCTTTCCGTAGCTGTAACTATCTATATGTTCTTTAATCGTTTCAGGGATTTAGTTTTTATCCTTGCTCCTACGGAGGACCAAGCAGCTCTTATATTTAATTACGTTTACAGGCATTTCGCTGATAATGCCTTTCTTAATGGACTGGTAGCTAATTATAGATTTCATAATAAGCCCAACATAACACTTAAAGGGGGCACTATAATGCGAAGGGCTCCATTGGCGCCTACTAATCAAGGACAGGCTATACGGGGACAACACCCTACATTCCTAGTAGTCGATGAGTCTCCTCTCATTGACGATAAACTATTTATTGACAATGTAGAACCAGCCATAGTTTCTAACAAGGCACCATTTATAAACTTAGGTACTCCCAAATCAAAAGACAATCACATGTATCGTTACTTGTATGATGACGCTTATGCCGATACTTTCCAAAGAATGCATTTTACATGGAGGGATGCTATAAAGCAGGGAGACGCTTATTCAGCTCCTTATGATGAACAAGAAATGCTGGAGAAGATGACTGAATGGGGAGAAGATTCTATCTACTGGAGGACTGAATACGAATGCGAGTTCGTAGAATCGGTGTCGAATGTATTTACTCCAGAAAAAATAAAGAACTGCTACGATGACTACTTACTCAATACTCTTGACGGGGTTGTATCAGGAAGCAACATTACAGTTGGAGTAGATATCGGTAAATCCGTTAATTCTACGGTTATTAGTGCTTGGTCTCTTGAGAAGACCGACAAGGAGAACATTGCACGCCTAATTTACATTGAAGAAATCAATGCTAGGACTGGCGGCCATGATATACCCTACCAACGGCGACGTATTATGGATGTGGTTGAGAGATTAGGAGCTAGTAGGCTTATTGTCGACTGTACGGGTATCGGAGGAGCTGTAGAACACGACTTACGCTTAGCATCACTAGAAGTTGGGGTTCATTTTGTAGCTTTTGTCTTTACAGGTGGTCCCAAAGGAACTAAGACTCAGATGTATAGGGATTATCAATCCTTCATACAACAAGGAAGAGTAAGAGTGCCTAATCCCCAAGGCTTAGTAGGGGATGAGGCTAAGATGATGCATAAATGGACACGAGAACATATGGATTTAGAATATACTATGGATATAGCCAACAAGACAGAGAAGATATCAGCGCCCAGTGGAAGACATGACGATTATTGTGATAGTGCAGCTATGGCTCTACATGCTACGCTTAGTATGTTACCCATGACTGGTAATTTCGGTAAAAGTATAGTATCTACCCCTATTAACAAAACTTCGGGTATGGGTCGCCCTCAATATTCTGGACCGACTCCATTATTTGCTACTACACGCCGAAAAATGCCATTAAACAAGGAACCACTAAGGGGAATGTAACAAAAACTTTATATACTCATTATGATTAGTTATTTAAAGCCATGTCGTTCGTAGACAATATTAGACGCCGTTTTGCTGTCACTGGCAGCAATCCTCCGTACAAAGAAGACGACCCTCGCAGTTTCGGTGCGGGTGTGATAAAACGATTAAAAATCAATAAAGGATTTGGTGGATTTAATCAGATTAAGGACTATGAGCCCCACTTAGGGAAGAATAGAACTTATATGAATGTATATCTATCAGACCCTATTATACGCACTCTCGTTGATTTACCGTGCCTATATGCTGTTAAAGATAATTTTGATATAGTAACAGATGAAGATGACGTACGCGAAGAAGTCGAAGAAATGTTTAGAGACATCAATATAGAGAATATTCTATATGGGTGGCTTAGGAATGCTCGTATTTTTGGAACAGGTTACCTTGAGTGGACCGGAGATAATCTGGTCTTAAGGTCAAGCCAAAATATGTTTGTAAAGAGAAATGAGCACGGTCAGATAGAATACTACTATCAGAAAGTAGGAGACGATGAAGAGAATGTGCGTTTTGAAGAAGATGAGATAATAGAACTCAAGAATAATACCTTCGATGATTACGCATACGGACTTTCCGACATCCACCCTATTTTATATCTCGTGGATTTAAAGGATTACGCTGAGAGGGATATAGGGGCAGCATTAAACAAATATGCGTCCAGTCGCTTCGATGTAAGTGCTGGATTACCCGATATGCCTTATGGTCCTGATAAGATAAACGAAATAGTAGATGCATTTAATTCACTGGCTCCCGGTGAAGATATTATCCACGGAAACGACATAATAATTAAAGAATTACAGGGCACACAACGAGCTTTCGAATATGGGAAGTATACTGATGATATACTTGCCAAGATTCATATGGCTCTTAAAGTACCCATGACAATGTGGTCGGACCCCGAAAAGGCGCGACCCATTTTTGAACCCTATGTGCGATATCTACAATCATTGGTAGAAGGAGCACTCAATGCACAGCTGATGCCTCAATTAGAAAAAGGCGAAGCTAAGTTTAAGTTTAGGCAAATTAATGTTGAAGACGCATTCACTAAAGCGAAGACGGATATGATATATCTGTCCGAAGGAGTATTATCACCCGGTGAAGTCAGAGAGGAGCGTGGTCTTGACCCTGAAGGAGTTACAGAACTAATGATGGAAACTTCGGAAGATGTAAAGGCTAGCCCACTCGAAGGTGGACCGGGAAGCAAGAATGCCAACATTTCTGGCGGTAAGAAGACAGATAAGAAAGAGGAATCTGCCAGAGCACAGAACAGGGGCAATAAGCCCTCCGCAAACGCAACAGGTGATAGAACATGACGTATCAGAAATGTATGACATCAGTTAAAGCTACACTTAAGAAGAGGGGTTTTGATAACTCCGAGGAGATTGCAGCTGGCATGTGTAACATGTGGGCGCAAGAGAATGGCGTAGAGCGGGAATTTGCAGAGGGCAAAACCATTGAGCCGGTTCAAAGGTCATTTGCGCTTTCTTTAGGAGAAGGTGACGACATGACATTTACTAGCGATGAGGGAATTGATTCTGTATCATTTCCGGTAACCGCTATTACTTCCGGGCCTCATGAGTATGAGGAAGACGGAAAGCAACATAAGGTTTATATAGAGGGAGGTACTTTAAAAGATAATATAGAAGCTTTTAAGGAGCTTCCAATGTATATTGACCATCAGCGAACGACTGAGGATTTAATCGGCATGGCAACTAATCCTGAGTTGGTCAAGATGGATAATGGAAAGACCGCAATCAAGATGCTGGCAACGGTGTCTAATAAATATGGTCGTGGTCAAGAAGTGATGAACAAGGTCAAGGACGGGGACATGACTCACGTTAGTATCGACTGGTTTTCCAACGATATCGACGTGATGGGTGACACATTTGCCACCAAGATTCGTCCTACAGAGGTAAGTTTCATTGACAATGAAACGATGGAACCCGTCTGTAAAGAATGTACTATTGAAAAGGAATGTGGATTACATGCGCCGGAAAACGACCACGACTGTGGTTGTGGTGGTAAAGAAGGAGCATGTGAATGTGAAGACGGGAAAACAGAGGTAACTATGACTGAAGAAGTTAAGGAAACAAATGTTAAATCCGATGCAGAGAGCATTGTCGAACGCGAGTTCGCTTCTCTACGCGCACAACTTAATGAAGTTGAGGCTTCCAAAACGGATATCGAATCCAAGTACGCAGATGCTTTGAAAGAAATTGAAGCATTTAAGCTTGCTGAGGAAACGAGAATCGCTAAGGAAGAATTAACTCGAAAGGGTGCAGCCGTAGAAGCGATTATATCCCGCGAAGTCTTGTTCGGGACACTCGAAGAAGATAAGAAGGATATGCGTGTAGAGGAACTAACTGCATGGGATGAACCCAGACTGACTGGGTTTAGTGAGGCTTTAGCAGCAATGCCAGAGCCCACACAAGAGGCCGAG